GAGCAGGCCGCCCACCTGGCGATCCTGTTGGAGCCGCGGTGAACATCATCGCGGCCCTGTCGTATTTCGACGAGTCGCCGACATGGCTGGCACAGTGCGTCACCGGCATCGGCCGGTTCGCCTCACATCTCGTCGCCGTCGACGGCCCCTACATGCTGTACCCGTCCGACGGGCTGGCACGGTCACCCGTCGAGCAGACCGAGGCTATCGTCGGGTGCGCCGAAGCGGCGGGCGTGTCGCTGACGCTACACACGCCGCCTCACCCGTGGCCGACCAACGAGATCGGCAAACGCAACCACACGCTCAAACTGGCCCGCACGATCAGCGACAGCCCCGCCGACTGGATCGTGATCATCGACGCCGACGAGGTCGCCCGGTACGTGTCACCGTTCCTGCACCGCGACCTTGAGAACGCCACAGACTACGCCGTGTGCGAATACCGCCTTGAGGAGTCATTCGACATTTTCGGTGCGGAGGCGCAACAACTGCTCGCCCAAAACGTCCCGTTGGAGCAACGATCCGGCCAGTCCGTCCGCAGCATCTACCGGAACCTCCCCGACCTTGAATATGTCGGCCGCCACTACTGGGTGCGGGCCACCTGGCAGGGTGAGAAGCAGTGGCTGTGGGGCGACCAGGTGCAGCATGAGATGGCACCGGCGGCCGACCTGTCCCGGTCGCTGATCGTGTCTCACCGCAACCGTTTCCGCACCAAGCTCCGTAAACGCGCCGCAGCCGAGTATTACGAGCTCCGTGAGGAGTTCGAGATCGAGCCGTTGACCAGCCCGATCATGGAAACCCTTGACGGCAGCATGAGGAGCCTCGATTGAGACGCAGGAAACGGCATGTGCGGATCCACATTGACGGCAGCGACGCCAGCCTCGAAGGCATCTTCGTCGGGTTCTGGGCCAAGCATTACGTGCTTCGCGCCCCCCATCTGATCGAGGCGCCCGACAGGACGATAGCGCTTGAGGGACAGGACGTAAAAGTCCCCAGAGAACGCGTCCTGTTCATGCAAGAACTCTAACCCCGGAGCCTTCCTATGGCGGTACTCGCGACCCGGCACGCCGGGAACCTTCCCATGCAGACCCGTTCCGTGGAGTGGGGGCAGTCTCATCTGATTCCACGGCCGTGGGGCGCCGCGGCAGCGTCGGGTGAGCCGGTCACGCTCGCGTCGGCGGCCGGTCTGCCGGCGGTGGTGGCAGCGATCCGGCTGATCTCAGAAACCATTGGGTCGCTCCCCTGCATCATCTACCAGGGTCGCGGCCCGGAACGCGACCGGGTTCACGGCTCATGGCAGTGGCGGCTACTCCACGACGCCCCCAACCTCGACCAGTCCTCCTTCGACTTCTTCGCCGACGTCGCCGCCTCCGTCGAGGCGACCGGCAACGCGTACATCCAGAAAGCGAAATCCCGTCGGCGTGTCGAAGCACTGATCCCTCTTGACCCGTCGATCGTGACTGTCGAACGCGACCGCGGAACCGGCGAAAAGACGTTCCGTGTGTGGCTCGAGTCACGCCAAATGGAACTGACGTCCGCTGACGTGATCCATGTGCGCGGGTTCACGCTGAACGGCGGCGACGTCGGCATCAGCCCGATCGGCTTGTGCCGCAACGCCCTCGGCGCCGCGCTCGCACAGGACAACTTCCAGTCAAGGTTCTACCTGAACGACGCGCGACCCGGCATCGTGATCAGGTTCCCGCAGGGAGTGACGGCGCAACAGGCCGCCCAGTGGAAAGACGAATGGGCGGCCGACCATGGCGGCACCCTGAACAGCCACAAGCCGGGGGTGCTCGGCGGCGGCGCCGACATCACCACCATCCCGATCTCGCTCGAGGACGTCCAGTTCATCGAGGGGCAACGCTTCTCGGTCGAGCAGATCGCCCGTATCTTCCGGGTGCCAGCATCGATGCTTGGCGAGGGCGCGGGCGACCCGCGGGGCGCCAGCGCCACCAACGAAATCGAGGAGTTCGCCAAGTTCAGCCTGTCGCCGCGGCTCCGCCGGATCGAGCTCGCACTGAAATCCGACCCTGACTTGTTCCAGGGCGACATGTACCCGGAGTTCCTCGCCGAGTCGATCCTTCGTGCCGCCACCGAGGCTAGGTACAGCGCCTATTTGCAGGCGAGGCAGGCCGGGTGGTTGTCGATGAACGAGATCCGAGAGCTCGAGAACTACCCGCCGGTCGACGGCGGCGACGTTATCCAGGAAACCCCGGTTGGGGGAGCCCCCAACTTGCAACCCGCCCCCCAGGCGGAGGACTGACATATGAGCAACGACATTCTGACCGCGCGACACAGGTTCGTCGCGCCAATCGAGGGCGTCGAGTGGCGCCAGTCGGGGGCCGGGAACGGAACAATGACGGTCGCCGGCCACGCAGCCGTGTTCAACAGGCTGTCACACGACCTTGGCGGGTTCCGTGAGAAGATCGCGTCGGGCGCGTTCTCCCGGGTGCTTGACGGCAACCCCGACGTTCATCTGTTGTGGGACCACGACACCGCCTTGGTGCTCGCCCGCACCACCAACAAAACCCTGGACTTGCGGGAAGACCCGAAGGGCCTGCATTTCTGGGGGCGTGTCGCGCCGACGTCGTACGCGGAAGACCTGCGGGTGCTGATGGAGCGCGGCGACATCGACCAGGCGTCGTTCGCTTTCACCGTTCCCGAGGACGGCGACGAATGGCGCGTCAAGGACGACGAAGTCACAAGGACGATCAGGATGGTCGACGGGCTGTATGACGCGACGATCACGGCGCGGGGCGCCTACCCGCAAACCGACGCGGGCCTGCGTAGCCTGATGCTCGCCGCCGTAGAAACCGGACGGCTCGAGGGCCTGTCAAGAGCGAAGCTCGAGGAGCTCACCGGGGAACGCCAGTTCATCCCGGTCGCCATCACCACAAGTTTCCCCGCGGCTGATGAGCCGGGGGACAGTGACGCCGCACAGGACGACCCTGTGGACGCCACGGAACAGCCCGAAACGCGCACAGACGCGGTTCCGGGTGAAGCCCAGGACGCACCGGACGACCCGGTGGTCACCGAGGAGCCCAAGCCGACCACGGATCTCCTGGCCGACCTCAAAACGGAAACGCATGAGGCCGTCAGAGCGATGCGTGAGCGGCATCTACTCACTATGAAAGGGCTTCTCAGAAATGAGAATCACAACCCAGATCGAGGAGGCCAAACGGCTCCACGCTGAGTCCATCGAGAAGATGGACGAGCAGGACGCCAAGATCCAGGCTCTCCCCGAAGACACCCCCGAGGAGGAACGCGGCTTCCATGCCGCCCTCTTCGCGAAGTACCAGGAGGAGGCCGAACGGCGTGCCGAGACGCTTGAGCGTCTCGTCGCGATCCAGGAGGCCCGCTCCAAGGTCCCGACGCACGAGAAAGCCGACGACGACGAACCGGAAGCCAGGAAGCAGATCCGGGTGGTGGGCGAACCGCTCACATACCGGCAGGGCGCCCCGTTCTCGTACTTCCGTGACCTCGTGCTCGCCGAGCATCGCCACAACGTCGAGGCGCGGGAGCGGCTGCTCCGCCACGGCAAGGAGATGATCGTCGAGAAACGCGACGTGACCTCGGGCGACCCGGGTGCCGGCACGTTCATCCCGCCGATCTACCTGGGCGCCAGATGGATCGACGAGGAAGTCGCCGGCAGGCCGCTCGCGAACGCCTGCCAGTCGATTCCGCTGAGTCCCACGGGGAACCAGATGGACTTCCCGCGTGTCGCGACCGCCCCCGCGGTCGAGGTGCAGGCACAAGACGCGGATGCGGTTCAGGAGACCGACTTCGACGGCGAGACGTACTCGGTGTCGAAGGTCACGATCGCCGGCCAGAACGACGTGTCGGTGCAGGCGCTCGAGTTCTCCGACCCGTCGATCGACACGGTGATCATGCGCGAGCTCGTCAAGAGCTACAACTCGAAGCTCGACACGCAACTGCTGTCGGGGCAGGGCTCGTCGGGTGAGCATCGTGGCCTCCGCAACGTCTCCTCGATCAACACGGAGACGTTCTCGTCGGGCGGCGCCGACGACCTGCTCGGCAAGATCTACTCGGCCGTGTCGCAGGTCGCCACCAACGCCCCCGGCTACGAGGCCAACGCCGTCGTCATGCACCCCAGGCGGGCCGCATGGATGGCGTCGCACCGGGACGCGAACGGCAACCTGTTCCAGCAGGGACAGTTGTTCCTCGCCTCCGGCGGCCAGGATCAGGGGTTCGTCGGCAACGTCGCCGGCCTCCGCGTGATCCGCGACTCGAACATCGCCACAACTCTCGGCACCGGCACCAACGAAGACGAGATCTACGTGGTCGATGTTGACGAGCTGTACCTGGCAGAAGGGGCGCTCCGCACCCGTGTCCTCGCAGAAGTCCTGTCCGGGACCCTGCAAGTCAGGGTGCAGCTGTACGCGTTCTCGGCGTTCGCAGGTGGCAGAAGGCCCAAGGTCATCACCCGCATCAGCGGTGCCGGCCTGGCTAGTCCCACCTTCCCTTCAACGTAAGCTGAAGGGAATCTTCGGCTGGATAGCCGATAGAACCGACAAGTTGTGGGGGCGGGTGCCTACTCACCCGCTCCCACAACACACCTA